TGGACCTCTGCTCCTGGACCCCGTCCATGAAGTGCTTGACCAACTCGTCGGCGATATCCTTGGCTCCGACGTTGGCTTTGATGTTGTCGATGATCAGCTTCTGCAGCGATTTTTCATCGATGGCATCGTCCTCATCATCCTTAGCCGCTTCGATGCCGAATTTTTTAAGCTCGGCGTCTTTGAGGTAGGATGCGTTCTCTTGTAAGAACTCTTTTTCATCGGCCGTGAGATCAGCCGGCTCCTTTTTCAGGATGTCTTTTAGTTTTAACATTTTTGCTTAGTGGTGTTTTTTAATTTTAGCAATTCTCTCATCGTCTTATTGATGAGTTTGACGGATATTTTTTTGCCGCCCTCATTATTCTCCGAGGGGTGTTCGACCTTTTCCACCACTTTGATATCGGCTTTATTCCCGGACTCGATCGCCTCCGTCAGCGCTCTGATGTCCGAGCTTAGTGTTTTTATTAATTCCGCGTCGATGGCGCCATTTGCCAATCGCTTCAATTCGTCCTGTCTCTTTCCTCTCATATCTTCCAGCCATTTTTTCACCGGGTCCATGTTTATTCCCTTAGCGTAGGCCAGGGCCATGGCATTTGCCGGCACGTTCACGCAGGATAGTTCGTACATCGTGTTTTCTTTCAAATAAACTATATCATTTTCCTGGTCAATCTCATAACGGTTGTTGAAAAATCCGACGCTGAAAGCACGCATATATTTCCCGACATAAAGTTTGAATATCGTCGCCGCAAATTCGTATTCCTTGGCCGCGAACTTTATCGCCCCGGACAATTGGCCGGACGCGTCAACGCCGATTTCTACCACCTGCGCTATCGCCGGCTGGTAGTGGTCGTGGGCAAAGAGCACAACCGGATTTGACTTGAACTCGTCAAGCTTCCATCCCGCCTGTTCTATCACCTCGCCCTGACGGTCAACGTCGCCGGTCGAGAATACTCCCCGGATTATAAAATTCTCCTCGTCTATCTCCTTTGTCTCAAAGACCATCTTCCGCTTTAATAATTTTCCGTCGTTGTATTTTAGCATTTTATTGGTGGTGTTTATTTTTTAATTTGTTTATTCAATGAAAGCCGGGCCGATCACGCCTCTTTGATTCAATGAAGATATTTTTGAGAATTCATTGAGTTGTTTTTCATATTCCTCGATGGTTCTTTCCAGTCCTCCATTCCTGGTCGGGAATTCCAGCACCATTTTCGCCAATTCCTTTTTAATAATCAGATACGGAATTATTTCAGCCAGAAGTTCTCTCGCTTTGTGACTATCTACTTCATATCTGTGGATCGGTTTCCACTTGGCACTGTAATTTTCCCATGTGGATTTCCTAGTGAACCCCATCCCAATTGTTTTTTTAAGCCAGTCTATTATCTCCTCATTCGTGTTTGTGACTATCACTCGTATTTGGAATTTGTACTCTCCGCTAATCTTCGACAATCTCCTGCAGACGGTCACGCATCCCTCTCCGTCTACTAATCCAGCGATATATGATTTTTCTGTTTCCGTTAATTTATTCATTCTTTTATTATAACACCTATTCTATAAAAGCTGGACCTAAAACACATCGACAATTTGGTTCGCTCGGGTATTTTAACCCGTTTGTGAATATCTCGTCGAGTCCCACGATCTCTCCGCCGACTCCCACGGGCTGGTCCATGTGCTCCTCGCGCACGCGCGCGTCCCCGGCGTTTATCCACTCCTTAGCATTAGCCACACCGGACTGCTTCAATCCCTCGATGGTGCCCTCGCCGTTGGCCGCTGTGGCCTCTGTGCGCGCTATCAAGTCGCTTCGCCAGGTCGGGAACTCATCGTACACCGCGCTCACCCTGTCGGACAGCTGGGCGATTCCCTCTCCCTCGGCGATGCCCTCTCCTAGCGTCGACTCCAGTCCGTCGAGCGTTGTGCTGTTTACGCTGTCGGCGAAAAACTCCGCCCGCTTTTTTATCAACTTGGCGACACTCGCCTTGTCGGTGAAGTCCTCGGCCGGCGCCACCAGGTCCAACGCCTCGACTGCCGCATCCTTGAGGAACTGCGCCAGGTAAGGCGTGATGAACTCGATGGCTATCTCGTTCTCTGCGTCCTTGTCAAAGACCTGCTCGACTTTGACGGTTATTTTTTTCTTGCTTTTTAGTTTGTCTATTTTGGCCAGGACACGCTTTTTTTGATTTTCGGCAAAGACTATCACCCCATCACTCAGCGTCTTGGCCCGGGCGTCTATCTTTTTATTTACCAGGTTAGCGTAGGCCAGTTTCAGGTCGGCGTCGGTTATCAACGGCCGTGGCTTTTTTTCTTCTTTCTTTTTCTTTATATCTTTCAATCCCTTGCTGATTGATTTTTCGATGGCTTCTCTCAACTCCAGTTTTCGTTTGTACCAATAGCGTCCTTTGAAATCATAAACCTTTGGCTTTGCGGCTTGCTCGTACACCTGGCTTTTTGTCATCTTGGCCGCTTCGCCCATTATAAGTTTAATTCCCTTGCCGTCGTTTTGCGGCAGACCTCCCACCGCCTGTTCCATGATCGGCCGGTACAGACTCCATCCGCCTTTGATCGGCGGCATGTTCAGCTCCTGCCTTACCTCGTTGATTAGCATGTAACCGTTTTGTATTCCCGACTGGTATCGCAAAATATTCTGCTCGACGTTCTGCGGCGTCGGGTCGACAAAGTCAATAAAAAACTCCTCGCCAAAGTCAGGCCAGACAAGCTTCTCGTTGATTTTCTCGCACAGTCTTACCATCTCGGGCTTTATAGTTTCCCGCAGGAACACCTCCATCGCCGTTTCGCTGTTGGCCCGGTTTACGTCGTCCACAATCGCCAGCAGGGGCTTTGGCACCTTGAAAGCCACCAGGATATCGTCCCTGGTCGCTTTGATACTTTCGATGTAGTCCATCTCTTTTTGCGAGATGCTTATTTGCTGGTACTCCACACCGCCCTCGAGCACCGCGATCTTCGAGCTGTTGCCCACCCCCTGGTGTGATTTTTTCCATTCCTGCTTTATTTCTTTTTTCTGTTCGGCAGTCAGGTCCTGGCCGGAGTTTTTAAGCACCGCATCGGGCCTAGCCGAGTTTAAGAAAAAGTCGCGCTGAAACGTCGTCGCGTACTCCTCGCTCTGCACTCGCTTGGCCGCCGGGGTTATCGGCGACATCCCGAAATAAGAACTTAGCGGGTCGGTGTACTTGTGGTGAACGATGTTCTCGGGTTCTATAAAAATTGTCTGCCCGTCCGCCCGGTCAAACTTGTATCCTTTGATAAATTTTTCCGGGTCGGCCACTATCGTTACGCAATCCGGCCGCAGGTTCCACAACTCCACCACCTTGCCGCTTTTGTTTCTCACCTTGTACCAAAATGAGTCGCCGCTGCATTTTTGGTTGATGGTATGCTGCTCGATAAATTCGCTTTTTGTCTGAAACGGATTAAACCCGCTTAAGAGGTCCAGCACCGGGTGCGTTTCTACTTCTTTAACATCGCCCTTTGAGTTTAGAACGCGGTACATTTTCAGCTCGACGCTTGCCACCTTTTCCGCTATCTTTGAGACGCACGCAAAAACATACAGCGATTTTCTGTATGTCTCGAGCCTCCCCGTCTTTGATATCTCCGGCGCCACCAACCGGGCCAGCAATTCCAGTCCGCCGGTCGCGTATCCTTTCCTCCTGAACGATGAAACTATCTTTGAAAAGATTGGTATCATTTTTAGAGTTGTGTTTTCTTTTTTTAATTATACCACATTTTTTTATTGTCAAGTAGTCCTGCTAGATTACCGTCACTTTCGCCACCGGCGCGTGTCTCATCTGCCAGGCAATTGCCCGGGCAAATATTCTGTCGTCGTGCTTTCCTTTTTTATGCTCGGCTCTATTGTTGTCTTTATACTCCATGTCTCTCGCTTCGTTTTCAGCTTCCGGGTATGATTCGATTAACATTCCTTTTCGGTACGCCTCCTCCAGGTCGGTTATCATTATCGGCCGGTTGGCCGCGGTGGTTTCGTATTCTGAAAATCTTACCCCCAGCTGTCTTAACCGTTGCACATGCGCCACGCCGACGCCGTTTTTTTCAACGCCTAAAACTATGTTGTATCTTTTGCATATCTTGGCCACGTGCCGGCAAAACACATCGATCGGCTCGTTGCTGGTGTACTCGTAAATCACCCTAGCAATTGATTCTGTCGGCGGCGCGTCAACCACCGCGAACGAATGAGCGTCCCCACTCAGCGTTCCCTCGGCGCCATCGACTCCGCCAAACAATCGCCTTTTTAATAATGCTTCCTTTTTTTCTTTGCTCGCCGCCCACAATGGTAAACTGTCCAGCGGAATCTTCAGCGTCGGGTCGCATTTTATAATTTTGAACACCGGACGTCCGGATTGCAGAAAACACGTCACGTCGTCCTCCGGGTATTCCTGCCAGAAAAAATCCGCCTTGTCCCAAATCTTGTACCGTCGCCATTTTATCTGCCCGATAGTCAGTTTTATTTTCCATTCGGCCATGGCCCGGCGCATCAGCAACTTTTCCTCGTCAGTTAGTTTGAACTCCTGGTCCGGGACCGATATCATCTGCCTCACCGCTTCGCTCAGGCCGTTGCGCTCGTCCTCTGTCATATTGTCCACACTATACTCGTCATCGATGAACCACGGGACAAAATGCGCGGTGTATGAACTCTTGCCGTTTTTGGCCAACTGATAAAAATCGTAAAACTCTCCCCGGCCGTTGGCCGTCGTCTCAATGTCTATCTGCCCGTACTCGCACGCCTCGCCGATGCCATTGATGATTCTATTAAATTCCAAATAAAAAGCCGCCTCTGACAAGTGCGCTCTGTGCACCGTGTCTCCGCGGCCGAATGCCCTGGCGCCGGCCGTTCCTATAAAATAAGAACTGTCCGTCTCCGGGAACTTCATCTCGCTCTTTGAGTCGATTGATACCCTGGGCTTTACCTCCGAGTGTATTATAAAATCCTTAACCGCTTTGAATAGCCTTTGCGTCGCTTCCTTTTCGTGCGATATCACCACGGAGTTGACGGGCCTCCTCACGCATTCCACGAGCTGATCGGCGTCGATTATCTTGCTCAGTCCCTTTTGCCTCGGCTTCAGCCAAATGTTCCGGCGAGTCTTTAGTTTCCAGTACAACTCCTGCGTCGGGTTGCTTCTGAACGGCACGAGGTTTCCCCGCTTGTCCCGGATCTTGAACAGCGTCTCTATTATCTGCCGGTTGCTTATTGTCTGCGATTGCTGTCTTTGGTTTTCCATCTGGTTTTTTTAACCTTTCCTCGAGACTCACTATTACTTCAAACAAAGTCGGTCCGCCGCTCGACGGCGACAACTCCATGCTGCTTTTTGGTTTATAATCCGGGTGTTTTTTCTCCAAGTAAAAATGAATTGACCCTTGTTTCCCTTGCGCTATTAAATTTTTGAGTTTATTCTCTACGTTCTCATTCTCTCGGCTTTTTATTTCATTAACTGTTCTCTGAAATTCTGGGTCGGTAGTCATCCATAGCCTATAAGTGTCTCGGTGTATTCCTGCTTTATCACATGTTATAGATATTGCGCAAAGTGTTTTTTCAAAAATTTCAAGAAACAACCTTTTTTTTATTGTCGTCCTTTCCTGCTCATCACGTTTTTTTTCGTCCTCTTTTTCCTTTTTTTCAATCGATGTGCCGATTTTGACGATTTCTTTGTGCTCAACTTGACTACCCTCTGGTTTTATTGTGTTGTTTGTTTCTCCCATTTTTTTGCTTGCTTACCTGTTAGCTTCTCCCACCTCTTTATGATCGTCTCCACGTACTTCGGGTCTATCTCTATCATAGCACATCTTCTCCCCGTGTGCTCGCATGCTATCAGGGTTGATCCGCTCCCCCCGAATGGATCGTACACTGTCTCTCCTCTCTTGGTGCTGTTTAATATTAATTGTCTTAGCAATCCTACCGGCTTCATTGTCGGGTGCAGCGCGCTCTTATGCGGCTTCGGATAGAATAACACGCTCTTGGCCTTGCTCCTCTCCATCTTGTGCCGACCGTGCCAGCCGTATGCTATTAATTCGTGCCCTGGCATATAGTCTTTCCGGCCCATCACGATTGTGTTCTTTATCCAAATTATCAGCTGGCTGTAATAAATCCCGGCCGATTTCATTCCTTGCCTTAGAGCGCATAACATCAGATCACTGTTGAAAATATAGACCGTATTGTATTTGTCCATGTGCTCTATTGCCGGCGCCAGCCACTGCCTTGTAAATTCTACGTATTGCTCATCGCTCTGCAGTTGGTCCCCCTGGATTATTGTCGTATTGGATAATTCTGCCCCGATCGTTTCTTTGAAGTGCGCCTTGTTTTCAACATACGCCACGCCATACGGCGGGTCGCATAAAATCTGTCTTATAACGCCCCCCCCCATGAGGTTTTTAATCAATTCTTTATCCTTAGCGTCTCCACATGCTAGTTTGTGCTCTCCCAGTATAAAAATATCTCCTGACTTTATTTCCATTAGATTTTTTTAGCTTTTTCTCCGGTGTACTCCTCCCAGCGATTAATTATCACTTGCGTAAAAATCGGATCAATCTCCATGTTGTAGCTTTTGCGTTTTAATTGTTCGCAAGCCATCAGCGTACTTCCGCTGCCTCCGAATAAATCCAGTACGATCGCTCCGGGTCCGGTGCATCTCTTTAGCGGTTTTTCGTGAAGCGTTATTGGCTTTTGCGTGGGGTGTTCGTAGTCCTGTGCCGTGTCTCTTTTCACTATCCACAAATTTATCATGTCCAGGATGTCATCGATCAATTGATTGCCAGTTCCAACTTCCCGATTCATTACTTCATTAAAATTCTTATAGTTCGGATTCAGAAATGGCCGCCCGGTCGTTCCATAAACGCAGACTTCGGTCACTTTATTAAATGCGATTTGCGGGGTCGGGTTTTGATTGTTTTTTATCCAAATGCAGACTCGCTTGTTGTCTATGTTGTTTCCGGTGAATAATGCCTGCACCATGCCGATGTATTTTTCATCGCACCAGTAAAAGAAATGAGCATTCTTTAAGGCATTCTTTAAGGCATTCAATAAAAATTCGTTATAGTCGATCGGTTTTTTGTTATCGTCTACCTTACTATCCGAATAATTTTTATCTCCGCCGATGCCCGTTGAATAGTTCAATCCAATGTTATATGGCGGATCGCAGTAAATCATGGCCGCTTTTTCTCCTCCCATTAGCTTTGCCACGTCCTCCTCTTTGGTTGAGTCGCCGCACATTATCCGGTGATCACTGAGCTGAAAAATATCCCCCAGTTTTATGTTTGTCGTTTTGGCCTTCTCTATTGCCTTGGCCGGGTTGAATGCGTCCTCTCCGGTTTCGACGTTATCCCACATGCTGGATAATTCCTCGTCGCCGAATCCCACGTCCAGCAGCATATCAAGGTTTAGATCCTGCAGTTTTTCCGTGTCCCATGATCCGGTGTTTTTATTTAATCTTAAATTTAATCGCGTCTCCTCCTCGATGGTTAGTTTCCGATTGGGCACCCGGACGTCTATTTCCTCGATGGCCAGGTCGGCGTAAATTCCCACCCGTTGGTGCCCACCGATCAGATGGTTGTCGGTGTTTATCACCACCGGCTCCACCTCAGAAAATTCTTTGATTGATTCCATCAGATCGGCTCGCTCCTTTTCTGATATTTTTCTCGGGTTGTAGTCGGCCGGGATCAAGTCTTTAACTTTCCTGCGTTCCGTTGTCCACGTGATTTTTTTCATAAATTCCGTATAAATTTATTCTTTTGATTATTTTGCTCTGATCCTTTAAGTAATGGATTATTAATCTTGTCGGCGTCACGCATTTCGGGCAAATATATCCTATAGAAACAATCCAAACATTAACATTCTTAACTTTAATCTGAAAATATTCAGTTAAGTATTTAGCTTCAAACGGAACCTTTACGCCACATCTGCCACAATACATTCCATCATTTGATCTGTCTCTATTTTTTTTTGGTCTTATTTTCATTTTTTTTGCGCCGCTTTCTCTTTGCGCTTTTTGTTAAACTCCTCGTTCTTTATTTTCTGGTCGATGGCCTGCCTGACCGAGTTTTGAATGACCTTGTCGGCGTTTTTCGGCCTCGACTTCGCGTTCGGGAACGCCACGTTGAGCTCGCCGTATTTTGTTTCTATTTTCACTTCCCATCCATCATACAAAATCCCGCTGACGTTTTCCTTGATCGCTTTCTCACTGGTTATTTTATAGCTATAGTCCGGCATAAATTATCTGCTTAATAATTTTGTTAAAAGCCCGATGGTCTTGCTTAACGCTTCCATCACGTTTTTTTGGATAAAATTATAAGCCTGCTCGAGTGCACCTATCCTTTTCTCAACCGCGACCATCCTGGCTTCGTCCTGGACCACTACCTGCGTCTGGACCTCCTTTACTATAGTTTCCTGCTTAGGAATGCTCACGGCTCCGATTTTTGCCTCTAGTGCCCTATTCTGCTGTTCAAGCTGGTCTGTTTGCACCTCCAATTGGTGCAACCGCTTGAATATCTCATCGTAGGTATCCATGTACCTTTCCGTTTCTGTTTTGCCGGCATAGTCGCCTAGCTTAGCCTGGGCAATACTCACTGGGTAAAAAAACAAAATTAAAAATATAGCCGCCAAAATAAATATCGCCGCTATTAAAAATAATATCCAATCACTCAACTCTGCTGGCCTACGCCTCCATATTTTTTCTTTGAACTCTATCCCCATGGTGTTTTTGCCCCCTCCGGAGCGATTAAAACTTATGCTATTACTATGCCTTTTACCTACTTATTAGTCAATGCTATTCAAAAAAAGGCGCCGGCTCGAGTTTATTGGTCTTTATTATCTGCTCGGGCAATTTAACCGTGATGATGTCGCCCGGGTTATAAATCCTCCCGCCATATCCGAACGTCTCCCTTGCGTAGTATTGCTGAAACATCTCTTTTTCGTATTTTGACCTTTCCGGGAATCGCCGCCTGATGAATTTCTGGAATCTGGCCGTCAGAACCACCTTATCATCCGTCGACAGCATATCCAACCGCGAGATGTCCTCCACCTTGAAGTTGCTGCGGTTTTTGACGTCCCGGCGGTACTTGCCTTTCATCCCCATCAGGTTTGCGTAGGCGCTGCGAAATACGTACCCGTCATCGTTGCCGATCTCGCCGGTTATCCGCAAAAAGTTCGTTTTGTCCAACACAATCGGGCAGTGCACCTCGAAGTCTTTCGGATCTTTGACCCCCATGTTTTCAAGCATCTCGCACGTTGTTCTCAATGCCTTAAAATAGTATCCGGCTCTGGTCTCGTGTTTTTTTATCATCACGGTCAGTCTCCCCCGGTTGTACAGCGGAATCTCCTCGTGCCTTTTCAAGAAGAAAAAGTCATCGTTCATTAAAACAAATTTTTCACTAATGCGCGGGTCCGCGCACGCTATTCTAATCTTATGCACGGCATTTCTCAGTTTGTTGTTATACGGATCCTCGGCCGGGATGTGCGTCACCTGGTCGCTGATGAACCGGGGCCTATGTCCGACGATGAAAACCCGGCCGGCACAGTCAAGGTTTTTTTGCACCGATCGGAGCGAGTATCTAATCTCGTTGTCTCTCCAGGCACTCGGCCTTAGGATGTAGACTAAATCTGTTTTTTCCATAGTCTTGTTAATGCTTTTATTAAAATTTCCCGTCTTCCGGCCAGGTCTTGAATTGGCGGTATTACCTCTCCTTTTTTCTGCTCTCCCCTCCCGGTTCCCAGAAAGTAATCGTTATATTTTAGGTCGCCGCCGACTATTTTGTCAGTGTACTTTACCCAGATTGCCGGGATCCCGTACGCCTCAGCGCAAATTACCCCATGCAGGGAGCTGGCGACTATCATCTCGCATTCTTTCACCCGCTCGATGACGTTTTTCCAGTCTGACTGTATGTCTATCAGCGTTTCCTTTTCCCCAGGCGGATGATTTATGAAATGTGGCTTGTCAACGTAGTGCGGCAAGTACCCTATGCTGTATTTTTTCTCAACTTTCGGATTGTAAATCAACGGCAACAATATTCCAGGATCTCCATAAACCTCAGGCACGTCAGCCCCAGTTACCGACTTCCTGGTTATCGGTCCCCGCACCGCTAGGAACGTCGCTCCGGCCGGGGCCTTGATTGTTATCGGCCGGTTGAGTCCGGTACCCCACACGACGTCGTTCTCTTTTATCAAGTGAAGAATGCTGCCAACCGCCAGCAATTTATCGCTGTCTCCTCTGCCGGCCGGTATTATTTCCATGCCGGTTAAATATTTTAGTATTATCGGCGTCAACGTGTCACCGAAGTTTTTCGCCGGCCACCAGTAGGCTTTAATTTTATTCATTGGCGTATTCTTTTAGAGTTGTTGAAATATTGTGCCCATGGACGCTGGCCCAGCATTTCCCCTCGGGCAACAGCACCGATCTGTCAAAGTGTCTTCCCAGGTGTAGGTGCGAGTACTCGTATGCGAACAGGTACTTTTCCTTGTTTGGTTGGTAAATCGAGAAAAAAGCTGATCCTTTTTTTATCCCGTATTTTATGTTCATCAGATATTTTCGTCCTGTCCTGGCATCGAACATCCCCGGTTGAAATGAGATGTGCAGCGATTTTTTCGGGTCGTTTTTCTCAACCTCTTTGACTATCGTCTCGATGTAATTTTCCGCCACCAAGTCGTCGCTGTCAAGTCCGCTCTGCACGTCGTATTTTTCCAACCCCACCACCTTGTCCCAACTCGTGAAATCGACGAAGTATTTTTTCCCTTTTATAATTCTGTGCGACTCCATCTCGCCAGTCACCCCGAACGTTTTTATCTTTGGCGATAGCGCCCGCAGAATATCGGCGTGGCATGGCCGGCATCTGATCTCTATGTCAAAGTTCTGGTCTGTTTGCGCCATCAACCTCGGCAATACCGTGTCTTTGAAATATCCCAGCCGCCAGCCGAACCTCTCATCTCCCTCCGGATAGTGCATTCTAATTATTATCGCGTGCGTCATCTTTTTTTGAGCAGTAAAATAATTTTTGAGAAGATGCGATTGTCCGGCTGAATAAAATGTCCCACCCGGCCAACCTTAGCATTTCCATAAATTCATCGTTATTCAAATTATTTTTATACAAGTGCTTGTTCTCATCCGCCCTTACCTGCCTGTATGTTATCAGGAGGTTGCGCCCGTATTTTTTTATCTTTATTAAAAACAATTCCGGATCGGTTATGTACTCTATCACCCCCTGGCAAACTATCATCTGAAAGGTCGCGTTGTCTATGTCAGGAAATTCTCCTTTGTTGAAGTCTGCCACGACCGTCTCGTCTGTCCATTTTTTCAAGTCTATAGATTTGTACGCGCAATTTTTCAGGTATTTGTCCAGCGTTCCCATCCCTCCCCCGAGGTCTATCACTGATATTCCCTCCGGTATGGCCATTGATAAAATTTTGCTTCGCCTGTCCCATTTCGTGTTCCAGGGATATTCTTTTGCGATCTCCTTGTTTATTTTCATTTTTTTATGTTGTCTATGAAATACCACGCTTTCCTACCTTTAGCCGGGTCGTTAACCAGGCTGTTGCCGTGCGGCCGGTGGTCAACCAAACTCGGCATTGGAAAGTAAATTTTTATGCCCTTGTGTTTTAGATACCTCCCGATTCTGCTGTCATCATGGTGCCCGCTCATTTTATCGCAGTAGGCCATCGCCTCTGGTATTATTCTTGTCGGCAAGCAAATCGCCACCCCCCAGCTCATCCAGTCCGCGATTATAAATCCCCTGCTCATCCCGTCCTGGGCGGCTTTTCTGTATGCCTGCCGATTGCCGAAATAAAAACTGTAGGCACATTCTTTTTCCCGGTCCACCGTCTTTTCGGCCAACGCTTTGAAGTTGTCGCAAATTATCGCGTCGTCCTGAATAACCAAGTGAAAATCTGCGGCCGGGTCGTACATCATCGTTGCTCTTTTTCTGTTCTCCCAAATCCCGCAGCCGTCGTCGATTGAGAATTTGACATCGCCGAGTTTCCGCAACAAATATGGAAAAAACTCTGACCGGCTCGGGTGCGCCATCACTGCTATACTAATCTTTTTCATGTTCTACGTCCTTAATTTTTATTTTTTCTATCTCTCTTTTTCTGGCGGCCACGATCCTCCGGTATTTCCGGTTGCCGTTTTTGTTGCGGTTTTTTCTGGATCGGTGCTCCCGGTGCGGCAACGTCCCGCTGAACGGCACCGACAGTCTCGGTCGGCTCCTCCTCGCCATTTTTGTTTATTTTACTTTTATAAAAATACTGATCAGCCATATCCAAACTTTCAACGGGATAATCTTAGGCTTTGTCCGAAACATATTCATGTCCCGCTCGGCGATTTCCCTGGCCCTGTCGTAATATGTTTTATCAAATTGTTGGCGGAAATATTTCCGCATTTTTTTATCTTGTCTTTGACTCATAATTTTGAAATGGCCTCTTAACCGCCGCCGCCGGGCTTCCAGCCCTGAGATATAAAAGTTATTTTTGTTAGTTTTGGTTTTGGCCGACGATATTTTTTTGCTTGGCCGCTTTCGGCAAGGTCGCTCCCTGGTACTATCCTGCGTCGCCTTTTTTAACGGCCGCGGAGGCGCTCAAGGGACCACTTAAATATTCAACTTTTATCTTTTTGAATTTTTCTTTGTACCACTCTATTATTTTTTCAACGTCCTGATCTGAATAAATTAATCCAACCGAACCATTATCAGCCACATGGATTCTTGCTATCAAATATTTTTCACCTATTTTTATTCCTAAAGAATTTGCTCCACTTCTCATCCCTTTGGCCACCTCATCGATGTATTTGCCGACCGTCTCGAGCGTGTAATGCCCGTTAAGGAAGTCCATCTGTGCCACCTTGTCTATTGTCGCCTCGATCTCCTCATTGGTGTATCCGACAAGAAGCGTGGCGTATCTCGTGCTCCTTTTAATGAACGACTGATATACATCATCATTATCCATTTTTGCCCCGGTCTTTTTCGCCCAAACCCCGATCACCTGGATGTGCCTCTGTTTTGACGCCATCAACCTCTCGATATATGGCGTGTTGTTTTCCGGCTTCCCGGCCGGCGGCTTGGCCGGTTTTTTCTTCAGGTATTTTTCTATGGCCTCTTGAGCCTTTTCAAAGTTGATCCGGTAGTGAACCTTTCGCGGGTATCCCCTGGCCTCGCTCTCGAGCACCCCCAGCGTTATGCCGGCGTCCCTGGCCGTCTCCTGCTCCCGGCGTGACAATCCGGTCTCCTCGAACATTTCAATCGCCGTCTTGTAAATCCACCCATCGGGGTCTTTTGTCTTGTCTGTCCAGTAGTAAATCTGGCACCAGACTATGGCCAATTTTACCGATCCGAACGACTTGGCAATTATTGGCTGGTATGCGATTGGTCTTTTTAATAGTTCTTTTAGCATGGTGTGCTTTTTCTATATTTTACCATTCATCAAAAATTTAGTCCACTTGACTTTTCCCCATCTTATCCACTTACTAATTTTCGTCAATTGAGCATATCAATTGAGCATAAAAGCAAAATAATCCCGACTATCGGGTGCCCATGAGTAAATGCCCATATTGATACAAAAAATAAAACCATATTAATATTCAACTTGATGAGGTTCAGGCAAAAAAAGACCTTTTTCGCAAACATTCCCCGGTATGTTCGCCCACATGCGCGCGCGCGAGCACATCTCAGAAAACTCCCCTCCGCTCATCGTATGCGTTTGTCCGGCCACCTTTTTACCGTCCGGCATCACCTTGAAGTTGCCAATATTTATCTGAACCCAGTCGCTTATCATGTCGTAGTCCTCGCGTCCAATATATCCGAGCGTGTCGGCAATCGTTTTCACTATCACCCCCCAATAGTACCCATTGAAGTTTGTCGTCTCCCCGGGCGCCTTTTGGCTGCGCCTCCGCCATCTTCTCTCCACCGTCATCTCTATTTCCTGGCCGTCCTTGAATTGCGCCACATGCTGGTCAAACATTTCCCGGTCATTAAAAATAATTTTTCCGTCCTTAGCCACCCCGTAAAATTTTGGTTTGATTTTTGCCATACTATCTTCTTGTTGTCGGGTCCGGGACATAAGTCGCTGTCGATCCGCTACTAAAAATCCATCCTCCTGGCACACAGATAACTATCCATGATCCAAACGCTATCTGCTGGCCGACTCTCATGTCCATTAAAATATTAATGTTTTTTTGAGATTGCTCCTCACTGATCTCCATCTTTTTTTCTTCGCTCATATTTTTTCCTGAGCCGTTCCCTCTTTTCGATGAGACCGGCCCGGCTATATTTTTTTAATTCTTCATCTGTCGCCCGGCTTAGCATTTCCCAATCCAGGCGTTCTCGCATTTCCCTGTCTCCCCTGACTTGCTTGTGCATCTCCCTATCAATCGGCAGGATGCACCATTTTTCCTGCACCTGCCTGCCGGCGTAAATAAAATTATGGTGCCACTCTATTTTCACGAGTGTAGCCGGCATGCCCGTTATGCAGCAGTTTTTATAATACGGATCTGCTTCTATTTCCCGTCTCAATTTTGGCGGGATTTGATTCATAAGAACTTGGCCTGCAGATCTGACAGCCAAGACTTGAACGCATTGGCTCCTTTTTCCGCGTCCTGGATTCCCACCCGCTGGGCCGCGGCGCTCACCTTTTCGGCGTCGGCGATTATCATCCCGATGCCGGCAACGACTATCGCTTTTTCTTTATCTGTTAATTCAATTTTATCTTTTTTTGCCATCGCTTTTTATTATTGATATTAATTTGAAAACTCCTCGACCTTTTTGCCCCGTCTTGGGGTCATAGTATTTGCCAGTAGTCGGCCAAAACGAGAATCTGCCCACCCTGTAGTGTCGCGAGTCATTGCTCAATACCTCGTACTTTATCCCCGATTTTTCCAGCAATGCTATCGACAACTCCTCATTCTTGCGCCGCTTGGCTTGCCTGTCCTTTCGGATCTTCTCCCAAATTTCTCCGTCCTCGCTCATATTTTATTGTCCGCCCCTCTGCTGGGCTTTCTACCAGCCGGTTTAACAGCCGGGTCGTACGGCCAGCGGCAGGATCGACTTAGAAAACCCAATAGAGTGGCGGATTGTTTATCAATTATTTAGAACAATGGCAACGGCGGCAAATCCCTGCTGTCTACGTTGTTTAATATTTTTCCGATTTGGTATTCTGCCGACAACTTTTTGATCTGCTGCGCGTCTTTGTCGTCTTTCGGAAAGTATTTTGCCTGGTAGGCCAGGTCTTCGTTCAGAAATTCCATCAACCCCGGGATCTCCCGCGCCAGCCGGTAGTCCACCTTCTCCAGTTCCTTGCTCATTGGGTCCTTCCAAATCTTCGACGGGATCTGCAGGTCGTTGGCGAAGAATCTGTCGCACCTCTCCATGTTCAGGCCGTAGTTTGCCTTGCCATTCTTATAAACCAGCCCGCCGAACAATACCCAATCACCGAACCTGGCGTACTCGTTCCTGCCCAGCATCTCGCGCACCTGGCTCATTTTGAACTCGTGCCTGCCTTTTTCCTGGCACCATCTGTAAACTTTCCACAGCGCCTCCACCAGTCCCCTGAACATCGCTATCTCCCGCCTGTCCATCACCCGGCCGCAATGCGGGCACCTATTTTTTTCCATCGCCGTTGGCCGTGTCGATCGCGTCGATGTACCCCTGCAGGTAGGCTATTTTTTTATAAATAGTCCGGTCGGTGTAATCTTGGCTCGTCGCCAACCCGGCCGCGTTCGATGTCAGGTCCGACACCAGCTCCCTTAATTTTTTAATCGAGCCGACCGGTATGTTCACGTTCATGATCAGCTGGATGTGATTCTCTGTTTTTCCCATTCTTTTGGCGCTCGCATCGCGCCGGTTAAAATAATATCTCCTCGCAAAGTTTCTCGATGCCCTCCTGGGCGCGCTTCATCCTGACCATCATTTTCAGCACCTGCGCCATGCTTCTTTTGGTGTCAAACGTTCGGACCTCCCCGTTTGACTTTATTCTGAACCCTCCTGTTTCGTTCCACACCTTTTCCGTCTCGAAATGGTTCAACTTTATGTCCGCGGGGATTTTTCCCGACGCCAGGTACAGGCCGGTGGCGTAAAACGTTATCTGCCCGGACTCGTCAACTTTCTTTTGCGTCCAGGCCCCAACCGGCCCGGTCTTGTCCTCCTGAAACGCGCTGTAGTCCTTCTTCACCGTGTCCGGCTTTATAAGAATAACTATTGTCTTTTTACCGTCCTTTAGTTCGGCCGTTATGCTTTGGTCCCTTATCTCGTACCTTGGCACCTTGGCCATGACGATGTCGAGGTTGATGTCTCCGGTCAGTTCGTCGTTCTCAAAACTCTCGGCCATCGTCCGGCCAAACGCCTGGCCGCGGTTTGTCCCCAATTTTTCGCCGTAGATATAAACCTGCGCCCACTTTTCTTTGCTTCTTTCAAACAGGTCCATCGACGACCAGCTTAAATAATCCCGCGGCGTTAACTTCATGCGCTTTCCTCGTCGTCGGGGTATATAACACCCTTTGGCGGGGTTTTTAATTCTTTGCGCCGTGCCGCGATGGCTTTTTTAACCTCTGTCTTTTGCGCGGCCGTGTACTTTTCGGAGGTTGCCATTTTCTTTTCTATCTCGTCCAGGTTCTCAATGCTTCCCTTTTTTACCGCGTCCAGCACCACGTCGGCCCGGACCTTTTGATCCTTGCCGCTTGTTGCCTCCTCGCCTTTCATGGCCTGGTCCATCTCCTCCTGGGCGTATATGCCCGACAGAAGTTTTGGAAACGCCTTGCGCAGGGCCAGCGCCTCGGCGCATTTGCCCAGCATCATGTACGGCATCCTGTGCCATTGCATTCCCTTTTTGGCCCCTGGGTAGTACTCGCTCCACCGGGCCGTCGCCCCGAACGCCACTCTTTGCCCCTCGACCATTTTGTAGACGATAACCTTTGCCGTGCTTGGGACGCTCAAATCTTTTTGATACGCCTTTTTGTCGTCTCCCCAGGCGGTTATCTTTATCACGTCCTCTCCGGCGAACACCGCGTCGTCGTTGCCGGCGTATTTTCCCGAACTCTCGGCGATCGCCCGAAACCCGTCGATGCCGATTATTATCGCCCGCCGCTCCCTGCTCGCTTTGCTGTCCCAAAACGGCACCAGGTGGGCCTGCCTCAAGAACGGGTTTAGGTTGGCCCCTTTGCATACCTGGATGAAAAGCTTCAGCTCGTCGTCGCTCGCCCCCAGCGCCACCGTCCTCTTTATGAGCTCTATCTGCGCCCTGCTAAGCTTTCCGAACGCGTCCTGCGGGGCAATCTCATGGTTCTCGATTATCCTCTCGATAACCTGAATCTCCTTTTTTTCGACCTCCGGCGCCTTCTCTTTTTTTGGCGCCTCGGCTTTTGGTTTTTTTTCTGCCATGGTGATTAAATTATAATGATGCTACGTCTGCCTCCTCGGTGATGACCACTCCCGGGATCGGTGGCAGTCCCTTCTTGTCCCTGTCCAAAGCTTCCCGCCTTACCCTCACATCGTCAATAACCCAGTACTCGTCCGGGACGATGTCTGGGTTCTCTATCTTGGCCACTTTTCTTTTGCTCATTCTGAGGGCAGATCCCGCGTCGGATCTGACTGTTTTCTGCACCTCCGGCAGAGCCTCCATTTTTCTCATGGCCGTCTCGGGCTTAAGCGTGCCCTTCTCCACCCGCGCCGCTATCCTGTCCTCCTCGATCTTTGCCTTCCTTTCCTGCTCGAGCATGTATGTCTTTGCCCGGCCCTTCAGCGTTTCCTCGGCGCTTTCGCATACCTTGATGTAGGGGTCGTACTGCTCGCGCGCCTCCGCGATGATCGCCTTGGCCGGCGCCGTGTATTTTTCCTTCTGCTCGGTGATGAATTTTTTCAGGAGCTTGACGCCCTTGATTTTTTCCGCAACCGATTTGAGGTCGTCCTCGCTGGCCACCTGAGTGGTATCCAGCATGCGCTGCATGCCCGACGCCTTCTCTTTAATGACCACCATATCGCTGACCTCGCTTTTCTTTTCTTTTGGTGTTTTGCTCATGGTGATTTTTATTATATTTATTTTTTATCTCGACCTTTGTTTTCAAATCACGCCGTTGGGCGTGTTATTGAACTTATCAAAATATAAATAATTCTCTGGCCCTCTCACCTCCGCGGCCGCGTAGAATTTTTTCGGCCTGTCTCCCGGGTTCTCTACCACCACCACCAGGACGTCGCAGTCATTCCT